TTTGATATAGTTACTACTAATTCATCTTTTAAACTCATTCCAAACTTGGTCATAATATCACCAGCACCAGTATAACCTTCATAGGTGTTGACATATGCTTCTATGGCAAAATTATCATTGAAAGTTGAAGATTCAAGTTCTCTAAAAATTGTATCTTTTTTAACTATTTTTCTTGGAAGGTATGTTACTTCCACACCAAAAATTTTTAACTGTTCATTGATTAAATCTTGAACTAGTCTTTGTTCACTTTGAGACCCTTGTAGAAAATAAGAATTAAGAGCCATAATACTATCCTATCATATCTAGAGGTGGTAATTCATATTCAGAAGACATTTTTTCCCTGATACTTTGAATTTCACGTTCAGCATCTTCATATATTTCTCTTCCATTTAATTCAATACCACCAGGAAGTTTAACACCTCTAAATTTAATTAAATTTTGACCCCATTGACGTTTTATTAATTGTGTGAGATATCTTTTAAGAAAACTGTCATTAAATACACCACTAAATTGATTAGGATCTAATGCCCTATGACAATCAATGACAAAATAAGTATCAACAGATTGTGCTGACCAGTCAATATCCAAATATAATCTATCTTGTCTTTTATTAAACCTTATTTGTTTATCAGTTGTTAGTAAAAAATCAATATCTTCTAAGTATGATTTTACCATAGAATATTGAAGAAGTTCTATTGAATTAAAATAATACAAATCATTTAAAAATAATTGATATTTAATACTAAACATACTACCAGAAATTGAACTGGTATCAAATTTAAATATTTTTTCTATACCTATTACAGAATCAGGAACTTGAATAAAATTAGAATTTTCATAAAAATTTGATGTGATAGTTCCCATTCCACTTACGTTAGTGGAATTTGCCGTTGTGGTTACAATACCAACCCCTGTTGTCCCAGATGCTTTTCCTCTATCTATATCATCTTGAGATACTTTATACTTCAAATACATCCTTTCAACACCGTCAAAATGACGTTCATTGAAGAGTTGTAGAGCATCATCCACTGCATCATCTATTTGGTCATCATCAACGTTAACCTCTAACACAGGAGCACCTAGCTGCCTTAAACAGTAATCTATTAATTCTTGTCTACTTGTGGGTTTTGCCATTAGAACGAGCCTCCATCTATTAATCCTGCAGTAAGTGTTCCAGTAATAGTAGCTATACCAGATACATTTAGACTAGTAACTGAAGCAATTCCACCAATAACATTTGTTGCATTATTAACAGTTAAATCAGTTCCAAGACCAGCTTGAGCAGAAATAATTTTTATTGCATTTTGTTGCCCAACTCTAACTTTAATATCAGCCATTATCGAGTTACCCCTGCTCTGACCAAAACACTACCCTCAACAACTGTTGTCTTGGTCTCTCCTATTGTAATAACTATATCATAAACATATCTACCAGCTTTTAATGCAGATGTTTGAGTGGGTGTTAGTGATATATCTATTGCACCATTAGTTGGGGCACCATTAATAGCAGTAGTAAAATCAGTCTTTGATGAACTACTGGCATGTTTTCTAATTTGAGCAGCTGGGGTAGTACCAGTCAAATCATATGCAGAATTAGTTTCTGTTGCTTCTAAATTGAATGTTTGTGAAAAACTAGTTCCCGTATTAATTACAAGATTACTAACATATACGGCCATCTATTTTGATATAATATCCCTACTTCTTATTTATATCGTATTTCAACCAGCACTATTATCTAGTAATTTTCTAAGAAGAATTTTTAATTCATCAATATCTTCTCTCATTTGTTTTAATTCATTTTTATCATTCTTAATAGATGATAAAGTTTTTAATCTTTGATTATATTCTAAGTTATTAGAATTTATAATAGCACCAGATTTTTCATCCCGATATAAATGTGGGTGTCCTTCAACTTTTATCATCTAAGTGCAATAGTACGAAGTTCTTTAATTCTAACTGGATAAGCTTGATTAGTTCCAGACATAACAATTTTAATTTGATAACCAGTAAATTCTCCTAAATTATCTGCAGTAAATTCATATTCTAAAAACTGATTATCTAAACTTGCAGGAACAAAGGTATCTGGTTTACCATCATTATTAGCAGGATTTTTTACACCGTTAGCATCAAGATTATCATAACCAGGAAATAATTCAAATTCTTGTAAAATTCCAGCAGAATCTGGTTTTACCAAAGAATAAAGAACTCTGAAATCTGCAGAACCGTCTCTACATGCAGAGAGAATAACCTTTAATCCGTCTGCAGGTTTGTCTAAACTAACTAAATTAGAAACATAAATTGAACTATGTGGATCAAATAATCTAGAATTTATCCTATTATCAGTAGCATAATTTGATATTGGATTATTCATTCTATTACTTCTAAATTCAGTGAAAGATGCATCAAGATATATTATCGGTGATACATTTTCATTAGTTGTTGCGAATGTTATTGATGTAGTAAAAGATTTTTTTCTTTCAATATTACTCAAAAATTCATTTTCATTAACTGTAGAACATATAAGTCTGGGATTATGAAACTCATTTAATTGATTTAATTCAATTGATGTAAATCCATCATCTACGAATGAAATTTCATTTCCACCAACACTAGTTCCAGTAACAGTTCTAACTGATGCTGTTGCACTAGTTACATCTGATGGTGTAAACAAATCATAATCAGGAATTATTGCATCATACTGTATATTTCTTGTAGCAGTTACATCACTTCCACCAAAAAATCCTCTATCATCAAATGTAAGAGTAAGATCTAATGGAGATGCATCATCAGCACTTCTATTTGTACCATAATTTGTGTCTGCAACATCTAATTGAACATTATAAATATCTAATTCAGTATCAATAGGTGATATTGTATGAGTCCTATTTATTCTTCTAAGAGATACTCCATTAAGTTCATATTTTTCTACAGTTGATTTTTTACCATGAGCAGTTGGCTTTGTTCCACCTTCAACTCCCCTTACAATAGTTCCACTTAGAACTCCAATTCCAACCGAAGTATAACTAATAATTTCTTTACCTCCAATCAGTACATATCCTGGATTATTACCACTCACGGGAAGACCCTCAAAGGTAGATAAATTTGGACTGATTGTTGAAGCAACACTGATAGCACTTGTTGAAGTAGAACTATATTCATTTGGAAGAGAAGTTACCTCTAGATTAGTTTTAACATTTTTCAAAACTAATTTATTATTGAAAGAATGCATTCCATGATCAAATTGATTTACTCTAAAATATTGTCCTGTATTAGAAGAACCATCTACAACTAAATCTGTCAATAATACTATGCTTGTTCCTGTAGTTGATGTTTGACCATCATTAAAATATTTAAGAGTAGCACCTTCAGTAAAGGTTGATCCTTTTATATTTGAGAGATATAATGTATCAAGACCTGTAATTCCACTAACAACAATTTGAGCATCTCTACCCTGTTTATTTTGAGCTTCTGCAGTCACAATACCAACCACATCTCCCGTGGTGTATCCACTTCCAACATTCGCTGTATTTGGTAAAATACCAGTAATAATTCCCTCAGAATTAGCAGTAATATCTACCTTCAATCCTCTACCTTGACCAACAATATTATATGTACCTACATTACTTTTTGTTACATAATTAACCCCACCAGTACCAATTCCAAGAGTGGCAACAGAAGATCCAGTTCCTACAATAACTCCAGTTATGTTATCATTTCCTGTACCTGCTATTTTTCTTCCTCTAGAATAAGAACTAATTCCAACAGAATCATATACTGTAGTAATCCCCAAATAACCAGTTTTTGGAAATGTAACTATAGGATTGCTACCAAGAGTTGTAATATAACCATTACTAGTATCTAATGATGGATTTGCAAAAACTGCATTTCCAGGAGTGGTTGAAAATTTTGCCTTATAAAGTTTAAATTTTAAATCTTCTAATTGTTCAGCAGTCCAAATAGAACCATTTTGAGATTTGAATAAACTACCCAAGGCCCATTGTTGGCCATATGTAATTTTTTGAACATCAGGAAGATTTTGAGATTCTACCGTTTCCTCACCCATTCTTGCAACCCAAACTTCATATTCATTAGATGATGGTGCAAGAAGAACTAATGCATATTCTTGTCCAGGTGATAGATAAATTGGTTCTGGAAATTTGAAATTAGTTGCAATCTCTCCTGTATCAGAAGTTGTAATATTACTAGGATCTAATGTTACTGAATTTCCAATAACATTTAGAGTAGGAGTTCCCAATTGAACAGTACGAATTTGAAGAGTTACTGGAGAACTTCCACTATCTTTTTTCGCAAAGTATACATCAACTGAGGTTACATATACTCCATTTTCATCATCATTTAATCCTATATCACGAGATGGAGCTTCTACATTACCAGCAACACTAAATGATTGTGCTAAAGGATCTTTTCTTGGTGTAGGTCTGTTTCTTCTACTACTTCTTCTTCTAAACCTTTCGGTGGTAAGATTTGTAGTAATATTTGTTGTTTGTAATTGTCTCTCCTCAAATGTACCAACAGCTTCATAATCTGTTTGTCCAGAAGAAATTAATTTACTACCTCTCAATGGAGTTGCATCAGTAGGACTGCTTGTAATTCTATATGTTTTTCTACCAGTATCTATTACAACACTTGGTTGCGGATCTGTATTTGGATCTCTCAAAAAGAAACATCCTTGCAAACTACCAGCTTCATCAGTAATTAATCTTAAATCTTTTACAAATGCAGTTGCATTACTTTTTTGACCAATTAATAATGTACCTTTCGTAACATATCCACTATATAAACCTTGTTGTTCACTTGCTAGAGAAAAAGTATCGACATTTAATATCTTAGATGAAGTTGTATATGTATCTTGTAAAGTTTCATCAGGTAGATATGGATTTTCTCTATATGTTGCGGACGGATTATTATATTCACCAATTTTATGATTGGATTTAGCAACTCTAAATTTAATTATTTCTTTACCATTTACTTCGGCATCATATCCTATAACAGTTTCACCAACCTCAAAAGGACTTAAAGAAGAATTGGAACCATAAGTTGTTAACGAACTATCTGGTGATATTTCCAGTAACTTAGGAATAAAATCTACATCCCCATTACCATCAAGGAATTGATAATGTTTAGTCCCAGCTCTTAAATCTACAGCTGTAAATTGTGTATTTCTAGATCTCATGTAGATATCATCACCAGAACTAATAACTACATCATTACTTACAGTAGTAAAAATAGTTTCTGTTGTACGACTTACAAGTCTTCTGTTACCACTAGTAACACCTGTTTGGACAGTTTCATCACGAACTTCTTCAATAACTAATTCATCTAATCTAATCGTTCTTGACCAAGTATCTTCTCGTGGTTCCAATTGAATATTTCCAACATATTCAACCACATTAAATGGATTAATATTTTCAACCCTAGTTGCATATGTTTGTGAAATCCAGTTAGTTTCTTCATATTTTAGTGTTACACAATTTCCTGTTTTTTGAACATTAGAATCTAACAGTTCATAATTTGTACTAAGATCTATTTCTTCATCAATTATATTTGAAGCTGGTAAAAGTTGATTTGTTAAACTATTTCTAGAAATAATAGGTCTCATTTCATTAGATAAACTATCAACTTCTATAGATGATATATCAACATCAATGAAATCAATTGTTCTAAAGTTATCAACAAAAAATCCACTTTTAAACCTATCTCTACCAGATGAATCTTGAATTGATAATGCTTCAGTGCTTACTTCAAGTAAACTTAGTGTTGTAACTGTTTCTAAATTTTCTATCCTATCCTCAAGAACTCCAATATCCCTCATAGTATATCGTTTATTATCAATTAAGGTAATCCTGGCATTACGAGGATTATAAAGATATGGTGGTAAAGTGATAGTAGCTAATTCCATTAAATCAGTATTAACTAATGGAGCTTTTGGTGAAGTAGAAGATTGTCCTTTTTGTACTGAAACTATTCCATATTGACTTAAATATATTTTATCAATTCTTCCTAGATAATACTCATATCCAAATATAGAATTTTCATTTGGAGATAATAAGTAATTTGGTTTTTGACTAAATCCAGTAGTTCTAGATGCAAAATCAAAAGGTGATTTATCAATAGTGCTTCCAAAATCAGAAACTCTAGGTCTAAAATCAAGTGTATCTGTTGCTCTTACTCTATTGGTTCCGATTTTTGGTATATCATTGGTATATCTATTTTTATCATAACTTAATACAGTAAATACATCTCCACTATCATCAGTAGGAATTGTATACTTATCAAATACAACCATTAATTTTTTAGTCGGTACAGATGCATTAACTTTTCTAACTATTCTAGAATAATCATAATACTCATCTCGTTGCCCTTTATCTAAAACATATGATTTTGAAATATCCTGATAACTACCATCTTCAATGTTTTCAATAGTGGATGTAATATTAGATTCTTCAAATACAATAGTTTCATCTACATCAAATTTTCTATCATTTAAATATATAAATCCTAATTTATTACTACCTCCAGATGAAGGTGATGAATTATTGTTAGTAACAATTCTTGCAATAGCTTTAGATGTTTGCCCAATTACATTTTCTCCTAAAATTGCATTAGATAGTACGTTAGCAGTTGAAGGGAATGAAAGAATATCAAAAGTTGGAGCAGCAGTAGTTTTAGATTCATAAACTGCTAAAACTTTAACTACATCTGGAACATTTAAAGAAATAATTTCATCTTGAACTCTTAAACCAAATGCCTTTTCATTAAAAGTCAATCCATCTGCAAGAGTAGATGAAACAGTGGTTCCAGATTCTGGATTATAAGATTTGTCTATGTTGAGTATTAGACTTCTTTCATAATTTTTAATTTTACTTTGAATACCCTGTTTTGAAGCTGTTATATTGATAACTGAATCATCATTTGAATTTTCTAACCCATTAAAAGTAACTGTTCCACCACCAGAACTTTTAACAAAAGTATCTGAGGTTACTGTACCAATTCCAGCACCTGACCCACCATAAAATACAGAATATCTTCCTATTGCAAAAGAATCAAAAAATGCTGATGAAATTCCAGTTCCACCACCATCTTTAATATCACTAGTATTGATAGTAATAGCATTACTACTAACATCCTTATCCACAACTTGAGCAGTCACTGATAAAGATGAAGAACTAAAATCAACCGATGATATATTTTGATTTGGTAATTCTGTATATAAAGTTCCTCCTCCTGATATATTAGGAGCTCCTATTTTGATGCTTGAATAAGTTGCATCCGCAACATCTTTATCAAAAACACCACTAACATCAGCAGAAGCTGCTGCAGCAATGGTTAATGTTGTTCCATCAGCACTAACTGCTGTTACTTTATTAAAAGTTTCATCATTAAGTCCAGCAACCTGATACCTAATAATAGTACCAATTGGTATCTCGGTAAATACATTTCCTGGACTTTTTAGTGTATTACCACCACTAATTGTTCCCCCCTCTACATTATTTGGTAAGTCAAATGTTTCTAAAAAACTATTTGCTTTAAAATCTCGCACATGATCTGATGAAGCAGAGGCAAGTTGCTTTACTGATTTAATTTCTCTAGAACCATAAACTTTAGTATCCGTAATAGTTTTTTTACCAGCTGGATTAAAACTGTTACCATTTATAGAAATTTCCTCACCTTTAATAAAAGTTCCCGATGTTTGTCTTAATTTATATGCAGTGCTTCCATCAGAATTACTAGTCATATAACCAGTTGCACCACTACTTAACCCCTTTACATAAGCAGAAGCATAGAAATCACCAGTAGCTGCTGCAGGTATTATTGTAATTTCAGTATAAGTTTGTATATCATATAGATATAGATCCCATTTTGTAGAATCTCCAGTATAAATTGAATCTGATAAATTTATTGAATATAATCTTGCATCTCCAATCTGTGTTCCAGTAGAACCTAATGTGTCATATAGTTGTACAGTATTTCTCGTTTGTGGTTGCCCACTAACAGTATTAACTTTCAAAAGACTTCCCATTCTAAAATCAATATTTGTTGAGTCTACTTTTTCAACATCTCTTGGTTTTTCAACATCTATAATATTATTAATACCAGAATTTACAACATCATAACCATTAACATAAGCTTTACCAGTAGAAACTGTAACACACATCAAATCATCTGAAGGATCATTTCCTTTTTGTGTTTTTTGATTACTATAAAATATTCCATTGGATCCCAATCTATCATTTAAAGAATTATTAATTGATACATTAAATTCATCAACCGCATAATTTCCAGATTCATCACTAGTTCTTTCTGCAAAATAATCCCTAATTTTATTATATTGAGTTTTTGGTTCGATTAATAATGTTTCTCCATTATCAATTCTTAATATTTCAACAAAATCAATATCATTAGTATCATCTAATAATTTTTTAGTAAGAGTTAATCCAATTTTAAATCTATCAGCACCAGGTGCAGCAAAATTTGAGAAACCTTTAGCATTATCATATAATGATTCATCATCTTTTGAAGCGATAATATCTTCATTAATACCTAAACCAACTCTATATGATGGACTATTTGTATAATGATCTAATATTATGGTTTGTTTATCTACATTTACAAAATTTCCTCTTATAAAATATACACCACTTTCTATAGATGCAGAAGAACCTATTGCTGTAGCATCTAAAGGTATTAAAGTTACTACAGGAGATCCTGCAGTTATGGTAGTATTTCCATATACAATATTTTCTTTTACTATTAATGATTCACCATCTATAAAGGTATCAGTTACAAAATCATTTTTACTGGAAGTAATATATTTTACATATAATGTTAAATCTTCTACAATATTACCATCAGGTAAAGCAACAAGTTCTACTTTGGCTTTTATACCAGAAATTTCACCTTCTACAGTTTTTCCAACAAGTTGATCTACATATAAAGATATATCAATACCAAATTGAGAAGAATTTAATTTTACTGCAGTGTAATTAGAATCATACGTAGGCCCTCCTCCAGTGACTAAAGAACCCTCATCAAACATATGACTACCAAAATTACCTATTTGAGTTTGTAAAATAGACTGTAGAGTAGTTAATTCTCTAGCTTGAACTGGAAATCCTGGTTTAAAAAGAACTTTATAAAAATTCTTAGATGGATCAAAATCATCATAATAAGGACTAATATTTAAATCTTTTTTCTGTGTCATGTTACTTTAGAATTCCAGAATAATTTTAACGTCTTCTTTTTGTTTACCATCTCGTGTCACTAATCTTCGATTATCAATGTAAATTATGTCACCAGTATTTCTATTTATCTCTGGATTTGCAAGACCTTCAGTAAAATTAATTCCCAAATCAATCTCTTTAGATCCAATAGTTAATGTACTACCACTAAAAGAAGCATCAACAGAAGTAGTATTATTAGAAAGCACAACACTATTAGCGTCTGATCCATCACTTTTTTTAGATTCAATTGATAAAATAGATCCAACAGTACCTAAACCAACATAATCAGTATGATCCATATTTGTTTGATTAAAATATAAAGATCTATCTTGATAATATTTTAATACGTTTGTTTCACTATCATATGAAGCTAGATATCCTTTTGCTGTTCCAGTAATTTGTTCTTGTGATATAGTGCTTCCAATACTAACATTTGATAAAGTACTATTAACTTTTACTGAAAATAAAGAAGAATATTGACTACCTGTAAAAATTACATCTTGAGAAGTAAATGATGTTGGATTTTTTATAATACCAACTTGTGAAAATTTTGTATCAATAGGAAAATCTTTTGTAGAGTCATCAAATCTAGCGTAAATTAAAACTCTGTCAGCACCTAATTCTTTATAGATATCATACCCATGTCCTCTAGATGGTGGAATAATTGGTATTAATTTTGCAGCTTTATTTGGGTTTGAATCAAGATCAGTAGGTTGTAAAGTTGATAAATCAATCATTCCGTAACTATATCCGCTACCACCAGCAGTAACAGTGGCATCTGTTATTACTCCATCAGTAATTTCGAGAGATACCTTTGCACCACTACCATCTCCAACTATATTAACAATTGGTGTACCATCATTATCGTTATTATATCCAATACCACCATTTTCAATATAAACTTTTTTAATTTGATTAAAATTAATGGTAGAATCACCAGCTTCTCTTACATTTTGAATTTGTGTATCTGTAGAAGTTTCCCAATCATTAGGTACAACAATATACTCAGTAGAATCAAATTTTATAACATCACTAGGAGATATTGAAAAGAGATATTTCCAAATATATCCATCACCACTATTACCAGCAGCAGTTGGTTCTAAATCTGTAAAAGTAGGTTCATCCTTAGATGTACCACCTTTAGGAAAAGATCCCGAAGATCCATTATCCAAACAAATATAAACATTAAAATCACTATTGACAACAAAATATTGAGAATCGTATAATCTAGCAGTTGATGAATTTGGTGTCAAATTTGTAGCACTATAATCGTGCCTATACATATCATATCGAGTGTTAGAAGTCCATGTTACTTTTGGTACAACTCTTCTAATATTTTTACCATTAATTTTTTTACCAAATAAAGATGTATCTTTATAATGTGATAGATATTGAAAATTATCTTTTGGATTTTCTGGCCATGATAAATTCCTTCCAAATCCAGGATTTGGAGTGCTAGGATTTGAAAGACCTAAAAAAACGTAATAAGAATTATTAGTATCTAATACAGAATCTACAAAATTAGCAGCGTTTGATATTCTAAATTGATCTGTTACGACAGCAGACATATTAATACTTTTTTAGATATTTATAACATTAATCATGATGGTTCTATGGCTCCTGTATCTCTTAAACCCTGAACTCTTCTTTGTATGGTTGGGAATGTAGTTAAACCAGAAGTAATTGTAAATCCTGTAACTCCAATTGATATAGGATTTGATCCTCTTGTAATAGATCCTGTACTAAACAATCTTCCCCAAGAAACTTTACCAACTGGAGTGCTTCCAGTGGTTCCTAAACCAACAACAGGAGAATCAGAATGAATATTACAAGTAATTATTCCAACATTTTGATTCCATGCACTGACATTGTAAACATTATCTAAAAATGTAGTTCCTATACCAACAATTTTATCATTTGCATCGTATATAGAGGTTGCACCAGAACCAATTGTAGTGCTGTGAATATTAATTGGATATCCTGCAACTAAATTTTCATATGTTCCACCATCTTTTAAAATAAACTCAAGAGCAAGTGGAACCCCGATACCAGTAACCGTTCCAATACCTGTGATAATACCAGAGAACCCATGAATTCTATCAATATTTAAAACTTTTTCTGATTTAAATGTTGGGAATGGTGCTAATACTTTAGGTGGAATATTTTGATTATATCCTAATCCAGGATTAGTAATAGACACACTAGATATTTCTCCGTTAGATGAAATTGTAGCAGTTGCTGTGGCGGTTGTACCAACACCAACTTCTATCCCAGTTGTTGGAATACCAATTGATATTGGAATAGTTCCTGGAGTATATCCAGTACCACCAGAACCAATAACAATACTTGATATTGTTCCACCAGTAGAAACGATAGCGGTTAATGCTGCAGAAACAGGACTTACACTATTGTCAATAATAATTCCACCAATAGGTTTACTGCTGATTTCATTTTCATTATCAAATAAATCAACATCATCAACAAATATACTTGTAAGTGCACTAGAAGAAATATCTCCAATTATTTTTGCTGTTGGGAATATTAATGGTTCCAACATTGGTCTGGATTTATATACTAATTCACCATTAATAATCTTATCAGATTTTTGTTTTGTCCATTTTAGAGATTTAGTATTATCATTAATACCTACACCATCATATAAAACAGTTTCTACATCACCAGAAGTAAGTGTAGCAATACCAAGCATAGTCCTATTATCTTGATTAACATCATTTGAGTCAATACTTAATAATTGAAGATCGTCTCCAGATTTTAATGTTGGTTTAATAGTATCAACTAATAGAGTATCTTCTCCAGAAGTTCCTCTATAGAAGAATATTGCAACATCATCCTCTTCTTTAGGTGGTTCTGTAAATACAAAAGATGTTCCACCTTCAAATTGATATGCAGAACCTGGTTCTTGAACTACACCATTAATTATAATTAATAAAGAATTTGAAAGATTTACATTAAATTCACCACCATCTTCAATTTCAAAATTTAAATATTCATCATCATACTTGATTTCAAATCTTGTTCTAACTCCATCTTGTTGATCCTTAATAGAATCAATGTAATCAAATTGACCAAATTGCCATGCTGAAAATGGATCATTATAAGCTTCTGATACTGTCAATTCAAATTGTTTTATTGGTGATGATAAACTAGCATCCGTAACTAGACCAACAGGAGTGAATACATCACCTTTTCTAAATCCATAACCATTACGGGCAATTTTCCAATTAGTAACAGAGAATTGTGTAGATCCAATACCAACTGTAGAACTTGCACCTATGTTGATATCAAGTAATAGTCCACTTCCAGTATTTGTAGTCGATCCATCAGCTAATCTAGATACTCCTGTAACTTCTAAATTTTTATATGATGCTTCAGGAATTATTAATTGAGGATTTTTATAATTTGTACCTGCTGCACCAATACTAAATGATAATGTTCCACCTAATCCAACTGTGGTATTAACGATAGCACCTCTACCAATTGCAGAACCAACATTTACAGTGAATGTATTTGTATCATAGGCAGTAATTGCAGTAAGAATGCCAGATACTGGATCTGTTGCTCTTGGATAAAGATGCTCTGTTTTATAATTATCTTTGGAGCATGAGAATATTAATGATTCTGTTTTAATTCCAACAGTATTAGAATCTGTAAGACCATGTGAAGGAATTGTTAATATTAAATTACCACTAACAGAATCATAATCAGCTCCCGTTGCTGTTTTTGCCACTCCAGACCATGAATTTACAAAAACACTAGTTCCAATTGTACCTACAAATTTGTGATTAAATGCAGTATCTGTTACTGCAACAGAAACTGGAGAACGATAACCAGATCCAATCTTAACATCTCCATAGTATGGGAATACTGTTCCTTGACCCACATAATTGTGTGGAATAGTGCATATACCAACATTAGTTTTAAATCTATAAGTAGGAGAAGGGCCAACATTAATTGTAAAACTTGTAGTAGTTGGAACATCAAGTACAGGAACTGAAATACCAGAAATAGGATCTGTAGGTCTTGGATATGGATGAGTTGTAGCATGATTATCAGCATCACATGTAAATGTAATTCCGTAATTAGCAACTGTTACAGCATCACCAATTGACAAATTATGAGCAGAACTAAATGATAACTCTAAAAGACCGCTTGTAGGTTTATATAACGCTCCTGTAGGGGTTAATGAACCGTTAACAGCATTATCAGTTGCAGTTACAAATCTATGTTCAAAATCGCCAGGTATAGTTTGAAGAATTGTATATGCAGTAGTACCAAGACCAGTAACTGGATCAATAACATCTGGGAATATTGTTGTGGTTACACCAGCATGTTCTTGTGTACAAGAAAATTCCAATCCAACTAACTTAACTTGATTTACAATTCCTAATTCAAAATTATGATCATTTTTAGTTGTAATAACTATATCTCCAGTTAAATTATCATATCTTGCAGTGGTAATATTATTACTTGGTCCAGTTGTAGCTGCAGAAACAACTCTTGAAATACCACCAGTAGCATCAATTTCAGTAATAGCCTCTGCTCCCTCTAAAGGTGCATATCCTAATCCTGGAGTAGATCCAAGAGAAATAATTACACCACCTCTTGGTAATTGGTTTTGATTTACATCATTTTCACTAATAAAAATATCACCAGTATCAGATCTGATACCCGTAAATGAAATACTACTTACACCTGCAACAGAATCATCAATCATTTGATAATTATTAGAAGGATTATTAACTGCAGTTGGACGTTGGAAAATACTGTTTATCAATACTAATCCATTACCACCAGTTTCTCCTATACCAGAAGTATTTGATCCACCAATAGTTAAATTAAATGTTTGACCAATACCAGTAAATTGTTCAGAAATATCATCATATATTTGATTAGTTGTATAATTTTGTCTAAAATATGTTCTGCCATTAAAATCTGATCTAGCAAAATCTAAATTATTTTCATTTTTTAATCTTGCTAAATTTCCTCTAGGAGCATCAACAAAATGAATTTTACTACCAACAATATTAAATGAACCTCTATAAATTTCAACGTTAGTGTTATTTGTATGATTTGTTGCAGAAGTTCCGACAAAACCACGTTCTACATCAACTAGTGATGTTAAACCAATTCCTGGAGTAATTGGCCCAACAGTGGTAGTACCAACACCCACACTAACAACATTCATATATTCATTATCAATTTTTAAAATATCTCTAACTCTAACAGATGATATTCCACTCAAGGCAAATGTTGTTCTTGAAGTACTAATACCAAGGAAGGAATTATTATCATCAAAATTATCTTTTAAAGTATGAGTGAGTAAAGCAAAAGATAAAGGTGATTGAATTATATTGTTAATATTAATAATATTTTTAGTATTACTTTTAGCCATTGCAAATTCATGTCCATTTCCTGTTCCAACACCAACAAAAGTAACAGCACCACCACCACTAGTGGTTGAAATTTGGAATGAATCTTTATTAGTTCTTATTGCAAAAACATTTGATGGTAAAATATCAATTCCACCTGTAACACCTTGATATTGCATTGGTGTAGAACCCACACCAACAAAAGTAGATTTCGGTGTATAAATTAATTCTTCATTTGTTCTAAAAAAATGATCTTCAATATTAAAGGTATTACCATTAGTACTGATAATATCTGTATTAGCAGGATCAAAGGTTTTTGCAAATAATGGAATATCATTTGAAGTTAAAGTAAAACTGGTTCTATTAATACGAGATCCATTAGGTGCATTATAAAAATAATTATCAATAGATTCTTTAGTTTTACCATATATAAAATCATTCGGTTTATTATCAACATCTAATTTTTTATAAACACATAAATTTAAAGTTGATACTTGAATATAATCTGAATTAAAAATTGGATCTGGATAGAATTTTAATAAGAAATCATTGGAAGCAAAATTAACTCCAAAAGTACCTATTCCAAGAATATTATCATATTCTTCTATAGATGAATTTGGTATGGTTCCATTAACAGAAAGAAATGGTAATGAGTTTACATAAACATTATCTCCATTATGTACTGTCAATACTTGATGTAGTGCTTTAGTAGATCCAATACTGACCTCAATAATTGATTTGACTGCATTAAATAAATTTTTATCTAATGTGAATACTGTAGATATACCAATTGATTTAGAGTAATTAGATTGATAAATTGCAGTTCTTTCCGTTCCATCAGGTTGATTATCTTTATTAAATCTATATGTTGCAGTTCCAACAGATGTTGTACCAAATCCAACTACATTCGATTTAATATCTATTTGATCTGTTGTATCATTGTGGTAATTTAATACAAAATCACTTCCACTAATATTTGCTTTAAAAGAACCTATTCCAGTAGATGAATATCCATTGTAATTAGAATTGTCAATAAAATATTCAGAAACATATGTATTAGTTCCATCATGAGTGGCATAAACTTCAACAAAATTAACTTCATTCTTTGTTTTATTGATTAATTCATTTCTTGTATGGAAAGAAGTGAATTTATCAGATTTTGCAGTTATAATACCAGTGATAGCTGGTGTTCCATCATTATTAGATGTGCCGATACCTGATATTCCACTCAAATTAATAAATCCTACAGGAAAAGTTCCAATACCAGAACCACTTAAAAATTCACTAGTAATAACTTTTATATCATAATCAGTATTGGATGTATCTGTTAAAGGTACAAATCTAACAGATTGTTCTCCTGTAAATATATTCTCAATTAAATCAAAAGATCCTAATAAATCTTCACTACCATAAGATGTCGTAATTCCAGAAACAAGTTGACCTCTTTCTAAAAGATATTGATTATTATTATTAGATAATAATACCAAATCAGATAATTGTACTTTAGTATTTTGTAAATTACTAACTCTAAGTAATAAATTTTTGTAACTAATTACATTATTATTAAAAACATCTAAATATTCATTCGTATCTTCAGTTAAATTATTAAATTGTGTATTAATATTATCAATAACAAAAACTTCATTACTTTTTGAAAGATTGTAATTTGATAATTTTTTATTTTGTAATGTTATGAATTTAGAAATATCATTTTCATTTAAACTATTTGCAAGATCAAAATTATAAATTGAATCTATTCTGTTATCACCAATATAATCTTTGATAACAATACTAAAATCAGTGCCTGCAATTCCTACAGTAGTAGATGAAGAAATTCCAGTATCAGCAAAATTTTTAAGACCACTTGTATGAAGTAAACTATTTACTGCATTTCTCAATTTGTCATAAGTAAGAGAACTTTGTATTGAATATGATAAATTTTGATAATAATCATTATTTGGAATTACTTGTGTATCATCATTTAATTTTCCAATATTATCAGACCATCCTATATCTTTTTTAGCTGAATAATCTACAATATATCTTCCATTATTATTACTAATACTATCGATTGTAGCTATTACACCAGATTCTTTTCCAGTAATAATATCACCAATAGATAATTCATAATTTCCAGTTATTTTTATAAAATCACTTTCACTACTTGTAATAAATAAATCTTTTTGTTCATTACCTATAATTAATTGTTCACCTATAATAAATTTGGATGATTCTAATAATGTTGTAAAAATTGGATATTTATTTTTATTTACTATAGACGCTAATGAATTTTGATTTGTGATAGCTATACCAGTATTTGTTGATAATCCTTCTAAGTTGATAGTAACTTTAAAATTTATTCCTGTATCATCAAAACTTGAAACTTTGAAAAATTTAAAACCATAATCTTCGGAATTAAATCCAGATCCATCTGTGCTGTATTTTTTAATACCTTCAATAAAGACTTCATCACCTACTAAAAATGGTGCAGCTGTAAATCCTAAAGATGGTGTTTCTATAGAACATGTGAATATTCCTGTTGAATTGGAAATTATAGTTTTAATACCAACGCCATTACTATTATTGGTGGTGAATATATCTATTGGATTATCAGATAATCCAAAGGGTTTAATTGTAATGTCAATATTTTTTATGGAACTACCAACTAAATTTGTATTAAAAACTCCTTTATTAATTTTTTCTCTAGTTATCGAATCTACAAGATTTATATTTGGAGATGATAAATATCCACTTCCAGGTTCACTAACAGTAACAACACCTATGGTGTTTGAATTGTTAATTGTAATAAATGGTGATATGAATGCATTAGGTTTTAATGTATTATCAGATGAGTATTCAAATCCCTCATTAATAATTCTAATTTGATTTGCATTTCCAATAGATTTTGATTTAGCAATAACTTGTCCACCTTTACCTTCTGTTGAAGAAGTTCCAACAAAATTAGGTAATTTTTTATAACCAGATCCACCATAATCAATACCAACTTTATCAATTCCACCACTTGCTGTTAACGAACTTGTAGAATAGATAAGAGAATCACATTCAGATTGGTTATATGAGATTTTTTCAGGAAATAATTTTAGTGAAATATCAAAAGTAGTATTTCCAATGCCAATTATACTATAATCATTATTATATGAACTCTCAATAAATTCTATTTCAGAATAATATTGAACATCTTTATCAGCAGTACTAATAAATCCAGATTTTTCAAACGTGTAATATAATTTTTCTGGTAATAAATTATTATTATTAATTTTAATTGATGCATCCGCACTAATACCAGGTGTTCCAACACTTATTATATTAAATGTTGTTGATGATGTAGAAACAAATTCATTATTAAAATCTTTATCATAATAAAGTTTAAATTTATAACCCTGTAAAGATGAGTGTGATAAATCAAAAACCAAATTATTATTATCAACTACATCAATTTGTGGATTAATTGAAAATATAGTTTGCGATTCTCCCCCAGTGCTTGCAATACTTATAGTAATGGGTGGATTAGAAATAGCATCATTACGTGTATTACATAATTTAAAATTATCTTTATCAACTTTATAAACAAAATAATCATTTACTGATAAACCTTCAGGAGCTGTATCCGTGGTTGTATATGAAATTTTATCACCAGTTATAAATCCATGCGAGGAAATATTAATTTGATTTGTAGTTGTGTTAATTCCAGTTGAGTTAAACCCTATATGATTAACTAAAGAATATCCTGTATTTTCATCTAATTGAATTTTAACTGAAGAACTTGTTCCTATTCCAACAGATAAATTTGGATTTACAGATAAACTTATATTATCACCTATTTTTAAATTATGTGAAGTTGAAACAGAAACTTTTGCAACATTTTTTTCTACATCTACAAGTATTTGTTCATAATTACTTGTAAATTTATATGTATCTACATCCGCACCACCACTGACAAAATATACATTAGAGTATCCAATACCAACTCCTGTTTTTATTCCAATAGTATTTTTACTTGTATTAGAAACAAATAACGTAGATGGTAAACTAGCGTTACTATTAGCACTATTTGATGGGTCAACATTATATGTAATATTTGAAGTAACATTTGATAATGTTATTTGTTGATTATCAACAAACGGATGATTTTCAATATAAATTCTTTGTGTGGGAATATCTCTTGTTATTGTAGAAACACCAAAATCAAAGGTTACTGATGATGAAATTCCAGATAAAGTTCCAAATCCTATAGATTCTTTTGGATTAAAATAAACTATATCATTTATTCTAGATTCAAAATAATCTACAGATTTATTAATTGTAAAAGTATCTGGTAAAAATGACACTGTAAAGGGAACTGTATGTGCAAGGCCTGTAGTTCCTCTTTCTACTCTTAAAATATTAGCATTTTTGTAAATGTCCAATATTTGTAAAGTTTCTGTTCCGATTCCAATACTATTTCCTACTGAAACTGATTCTGGAATTGAAGACACATATATTTCAGTGGTAAACCCAACAGTTGATGATGGTAGTATCGTAGAAATTCCAGATGCTTTAAAAGAAGTAACACCGACGGTATGATTACCATTTAACTGAGATAATGTAGATGCAAATCCAGAAATTGATATAACATCTCCATCAGAAAAAGTATGGAATGGTAAAACTGTAAAATTTAAACTATTTGAATTTTTCCAATTAATTATTGTATTATTAAAAGTAGTTGTGGTAGTATTAATATCAACAATATCTTTACCTTTCAATGAGGTAACTCTTGATATTAGTCCAGTTCCTTCGGTATTAGTATTGTCAAAAGATAAACTAGTATTAACTTTATAATTATCACCAGATGAAATAATTACTAATTCATCAACACTTCCAGATGTAACTGATTTCATTACAATTTTTTGTTTTGAAATCTCATTAGTTTCTACTATAAAGTCATTATCAATATTTTTTTCAGAAATTTTATATGGAAAAGTATTTCTTATAAGATTAGATCCTTCAAAATTATATGATTGGTCAATATCCTGAAGAACTGGAACTGATCTATAAGAATCTCCAATAAAATAAGGAAATTCTGGTATATTTTGATCGGAATCACTTTTTATGGTTGCAAAATATGCATATATTCCATCAGGAAAATTAAATGTTTTTGTAAATCTACCATTGTTTCTATCTAAATCTCCTGCATTCGTAAATTCATAATCTTCAACAAAATAACCATCATCAAAACCTAATGGTCTATCAATAACTTTAGAAGAGTTTAAAGTATATCCAGAACGCATACGTGTTGGAGTTAGTGCTATTCCTGGATTTGCATAACCAAAAGATCCATATATTGGATTTCCATCATAGGCCCACCCAATAATTGGTGAATGAGGAAGATCTATACTATCACCAAAATAATCTCTTAATGTTTCACCATATCCACAAATACCATATTGTAAATTATTATTTTCATTAGAATTTAATAATATACTATCACCAAATTTATTTCTATTGTCAAGAGTTAGTGATCTTATCTGATTTGATATAACAGCATTTTTTCCAGCAGCAACAACATTTATTGAAGTATCTGAAGAAGAATATCCAATTCCAGCATTAATAATTTCAACATCTGTAAGTTTTCCATTAGAAATTATAGGTCTTAGTTCTGCACCAGTTCCTGAACCAGAATTATCTATTATATTTAAATCAGGAATAGAAAAATATTCACTACCCTGAAATGAAACTGAAACAGCATCTATTTTTCCATTTACTATTGTAGGTTTTAATGAAGCATTTTTACCATTTTTTATAGAAATAATAGGATTTTTTTCAAAATTTATAATTGAAGATCCATAACCAGTTCCAGATTCATAAAGATAAGAATCAATAATACTACCTCTAATAATAGGAGTTAATTTAACTGATTTTTTAATTTGAGTATCAGTTCCAATCCCAAGAGGAACATAGTCTAAAGAAACTTCAATATCTGGATAAGAAAAATTGTGATTACCTGAACCAACTGAATTTAAAGATATGTAATTTTTTGATGTATAATTTGATGTTATAGTTCCTCCAACTCCAGCATCAGAAAGTCTAAATGAATTATCATCAATTTTTATAATTTGATATTGATTTGTAGTGGTTGTAATTCCAGTTGATGTGTTCAATCCACTTATCTTATTTCCAGTCGTAGAATATATAATTTTCTCACCATTATTAAATCCATGATTATTAAATGTAACTTTATCATATTGAGTTGATATTCCAGTTGATTTAACAATTAATTTTCTATTTGTAAACAATCCATCATTAATTACACCAATACCAGAAATATATTTTTGAGTTGGAAGTGTTGAAAATTTATGAATACCTCCAGCATTAAAAGTATTTAATCCTACAACATTTGTTTTAGAAATTGCATCATCAAAAGAAGTATATAATTTAACAGTTTTTTCATCAATTACCTCAACAAAATAACTTGCATCATCAACCAATGTTGATGTTCCAATACCTACAGAAACAGGTTTACTACCACCAGAATTATAAATTACTTCTTGACCAATTTCAAAAACATGGTCTGATAAAAATTGTATGGTATTTAATTCCTGACTTACTCCCCCAAAACTATTAGTAGATAAACCACTAAACAAAACATCTCTAGATCTTTTTTGAATTATCGGTTCTAAAACTGCATTTCCATTACCACCAGTAACATTAATTGATATGACTTCATTAATATCAAAATTCTGTTGATCAACGTAAACCTTTTTAATATTACCTTGAATTATAGGTTGAATTAATGCAGTTGTTCCAAATCCAGCAGCAACTTCAATTTTTGGTAAATTTATAACATCATAATCAGAACCACCATTCAATAATTTTATTGAATCTATAGGGCCATAATATATTTTATCATTAGATTTATAATTGTTTATTTCAACACCATTAACCAACATACCAGTTGTTCCTACAACTGTTTTCGTTTGATTTCCTTTAGAAATATCTGGATTTACTGGAAACTTTTTAAGTAATTTTTGTGCTCCTATTTTTTCAAAACTTTGTGAAGTTAATATAAATTCATGCACAGCATTTGCATCCGATAGTTTTATATAATCAGAACTACCGATAAATGTTGGAGATGTATATAATTTAATTATTTTTTTATCACTAGAATCAACTTCTACAAAGTATATTTCATTATTTTCCAACCCACCGTAAGGATCTCCTGAAGTTTTATAAAAAATTTCATCTCCATCTTGAAAGGGAACATTATTTTCAAATTTTATTGCAGCAAATTTATTAGGTTCTCCAGAAATTTCTTCAATTAATCCAAATCCTTCATGAGATAATGGTATAGAAACTTTATCAATTTTAGTGTCAATTGAATTTAAATATTGATATTCACGTTCATTACCATTTCCATCAACTTTTGCAGATGGTAATGAATTTGAAGCTACATAAAATGTTTCTTCATTTTCAATATATACGTTTTGTATGTCTGATGTAATATCGTCATATTCTAATGGTTCTCTATTGCTAATCGCAGTATTAATTTTTCTCCTTAAATCATATTCCTTGTTTAGTACAGGTGTATATTTAGAACTAAGAAGAACTTGTTTATCTCCGACACCACTGTTATTATCCTCAATAATAATAGCAAAAGAATCACCACCCTTAAATAGGGTAATATTATTTGAAGATCTTTCAACTATTTCTACTGTATCTCCTTGCTTTAAACTAGATCTATCATAACTATCAAATAAATTGATTGATTGAGTTTCCTCACCAAACTCAGTGTCTTCTATTTTAATCTTATATCTTGTACTTGTATTATAAATCCAAGAATTTGCAAAAGTTTCTTTATATGTTTTATTACTAGAAGGATTTTTAATCAAATCTCCAAGATTTTTAACTGATATTATTTCTCCCTCATCCACAGTCAAATTATCAGATACTTGTTCAAATTCTGATAAAACACCAGTTAATCTTAATTCTACTTTTTTAGTGGTATCTCCATCCTCATATCCAAAATAAGTATCATTATTACGTATATTATCAGTAGAATTAATTCCATTATCAATTCCAGTGCATCCAAAAAATTGATTTACACTTTTATTTGTGTAATTAATATTAGTATTACTACCCGATATTAAAGTTCCTGTTTGACCAAATCCTATAGTTGAATCTACTGTTATTACAGATGAACCTATAGAAACAGCATTAAGAGATCTTGTTGATGGTGTAATTTTAAAATCACCTTGAATAGTGGATGCACTATTATCATAACCAACAAAAAGAGAAATTTTAAAATATTGTTGAACTGATGTTAATGCAACTCCAATTCTACTAAATGGTTCTATTTCTGAAATAGCAGCATTAGTATTTAAATCAGAAGTTTTAAATAATGTCTGACCGACCAATTTTTTGGGATTTGGAGGATCTTCATTTGGAGATCTTTCATTGACAACTTCTGCAACAACAACTTCACGTCTTAAATATTCTGCAGAAGATGGTTTTATTAAATAATCTTCTAAATTAACAATTCTAGGAGTTTCATTGTAAAGTACATTGAATAATATTCTAAAAGATTCATTCGTTCCTTTTGATTCATAAAAAGATCTAGATTCTTTTAGAAAGGCACCAACATTTAAAGTTGGAGTAAAATCTATATCTTCCAATCCTGGAACTAAATTAAATTTTAATTTTTTATAAAATTCTTTTAAGAATAAAGAACTTAAATTTTGTATATGACTACCAGCAGAGTGTTCAGAAGCTGTTGTACTGGAAAATACTAATTCTTCATCATTTAATTCTTGATGATAACTTGTAATCCCACTAAATCCACGTTTACATCCTTCAAATGATAAATTATCAGATGAAATATTAGTATATGTAATTACCTCATCATTAATTTTAAATAATCCATACTCTTGTGGAAATCCTTTTGTAGAACTAACAGTAACTACACCTACAGTTGAATCAATATCATATGATAAAGTAGTACTATCAACAATAACTTCAGGAATTAAACTATCTAAACTTAAATATTGATTTAAATTGTCTGTAATATCAACAGGCCCACCTTGATATTCTTGTGAAATATAATATTGTTTTAAAAAATCTACCGTTTTAGGACTTTCACTCCTAATAAAATTTGGAAGTTGATTATCTATAATTTGTTGAATTTTAACTTTAGATTCAAAATCAGTTCTTATCATACTACTCTCGTATTAATTTTCCGTTAAGATAACTTGATGTGTAAAAATCTCTAATAAAGGAAGTTCCTGTTATTTCGTCACCTGAACTAATAACATCTCTTACCATATTTATTGTACTTTCTGAGATGCTAAAATTCAAATATAAATCTCTTAGACCAACAACATCATTAGATTCTGGAATTGCCTGTATCTCTACAACATCTGATCCATCTAATGTTGATGTAATATTCACGGTTCCCAACATAATTTCACCTTTAATATAATCAACTGTTCCCGCAGCTTTTGCAATAACATTAATTTCTCCAGTGTCTAAAACTTGAACCAAAGAAATAACTCCAGTTTTTAAACCTTGATCAGGAACATCAGTTATATAAACTGGTTTAGTTTGTCCAGAAATATAAAATCCTTTAGATTTTATATTATATCCTTCAGAATTTACATGAAATTGATTACCATAACATAATTCATACTGTGCAAATTGATTAAATGCAACTTTTAAATCTCTTCTTATTCTTACTTTAGTTATATTTGAAGATATTGCTATATTTGTCTTATCAATTACTTGTAAAACTTTACTATATTTAAATCTACCACCAAATTTATTAACTTCTAAAGAATTTGCATATGAAGTTAAGGCATTTAATACAGAAGATTTTAAGGAATTCTCAGATGATATTTTTGTACTATTATAATACACCGAAGAATCAATTTCTACATATAATATCTTCAAATCTGTTATTTTTTGATTAATTCCTGATATAGAGTACTGTTTTAATTGCGATAAAATTCTAGATTTATTAAAATCAGAAACAAAAGTTCCATTTTTTGGTTTTATACTAATAGATACCGTTCCAAATTCTGGTGGATCAAGCTCTTCACCACCAATAACGGCAACAGATTCAGTATCTGGGTAAATTCTTTTCACAATTGTCTCATAATCTCTGGATGTTACTGCTCTAAATTGAGAAGAATATATTTTTGGAGCAAAATATTTGATAGAATCGACATCTTCAATGTCAGAACCATTTTGAGATGTAATATTTGTTACAATAGAAGGTGTGGTAAACGAAAGTAATGCTGAATTTGAAATAATTTCTGGATTTTGTTGTAATATTTTACCAGCAAATGAAAAACTATCATTTTTACCTACACCATTTCCCTCTTTTCCGTCCGTAGTGATATATTTTACTGTTATTTTTGCTCCATTAGCTATTTTTTTACCAATTATTCCATCACCGAAAATTAATTCATACTTTTCATCTTGTACTTCTTGAAGTAAATATATTTCTGATGAAGAATCTACGTTTATTATATTGTCAACCAAGAAATATTCGACACCAAGACCGTCATCTTGATCAGTTGTATCATCAATATACACTTTTATTGTAGAAGTATCGATTCCAGGATTGTCTAATACAAATTTTTGATCTAAAGATGCTTCTTTTGTAAATTCTTTTGTTAATAAAGTGCCTTGTTTGACTAAAATATTTGAAAATTCTGCAGAATATGAATCATTTACATTTTTTATTGGTGATGACCAATTTTCTGAGGTAGAAAACACAAAAGATGTATTATTAGCATCACCCACACATATTAAACCTGCAGATAATGTTGCATTAGGCACCCGACTTAGCATTTCTGCCGTAAAATCTGGAAAAGTTACGGTAAATGATATGTCTGCTGTGGATGCAGTTTTAGAACGTGGTACATATCCAATATTTCTTGCCAATGAGACTACATTTTGACGTAATGTTGCCGATTCCAAGAAGGATTCGTTAACAATCATGTTGGAATTGAATGCCGTAATGTAAGTATTATATGCTAATGTGTCTATGAGTACTGAAAAATTAGATCCTTCAAAGTCAAAATCCTTAAAATCACTATTTGCACGAAGATAATCTTTAATAGATGTTTTTATCTGATCAAAATCAAGATTTGTAAATTTAGTAAATGGCATGTTATCTAGTTGCCTCTAGGAGGAAGGTATATTCTTGGGTTGGAAACTCTTGGCCAATAATATCGTATATAATGGTCACATTAAATGTATTGTTATCAGGTTGAGGATCTACTTCTACTTCAACATTTTCAATTCTTTCTTCAAAATTATTTAATGCAATTATAATTTGATCTCTGATATTGGATGCTGTACCAAAATCAACAAATTCAAATAAACTTTTATAGACATCAGAACCTAATATAGAATTAAAAAATCTTTCTGTGGGTATCGTTTGAACTATATTTCTTACAGATCTACGAATTGCATCTTCATTTTTTAATATTTTTAGGTCATTTGACACAGGATGTGGTTCAAAAGATAAACTAATATCTTTAAATGTCCTTGATATCCTAGAAATTGCCATATGAACAGAGTTTTTCTTTATTTATATGAGTATTGCCCATAAAAAAAGGCACCCATTATAGTGCCTTATAATTATTTACCCTGTCCCCTATATCGTTTACGAGCCGAGTTACGAGACGTTGCCGAGTATTTTGAGTGTTTTCCTCTTCCTTGACGAGATTTCTTGGGTGGAGATTGAATATTATTCCCTCCACTAAGACCACCACTTGCTCTAATCATTTTCCTCCAAATAAATTTCAGTTTTAATTGTGTCTGGATGTGGAGAACCTGTCTGATAATACTCTATCGATAGGTTATCCATAATATTAAAGTATTCCATGTGAGTTAAACCTGAGAATACTTCCTTTCCATCTATGGTTACTTTATATAACTCTTGTTTTTTCATGTCCTACTCGTATACGAGGGTCACACCAGATCTCAAAATCTGCTTCCTTCGCATCAAGACAGAAAGAAACGTCCTCACCGCACATGTCTTGCACCTCACCTGATTCAAAAACTTGCATCTTGGGTGCGAACCATGGATAAGGCATTCCTTCGTGTTCAAAAACTCCTTTCTTAATCAGTAACCATCCAAAACCTGTATAGTCTACTGTGAAAGGTTTGCGTCTCTTGGATATACTTTCGACGGTTTCGTGATTCATCACACCACCATTGTTACGAAAATCATCCTCTTCTAACCAATGTGCAACAGAGGTAGTCTTACCATCTTCGGTGGCATACCATCCTCCTGCAATATCTTTCTCCATTAATATTAATTGGAAAAACTTTTCACTGTTAAAGACAATATCAGAATCAATCCATAATTGCCAGTCATAATTTAGTTTACCATCCCATGGAACTTGGTTTGGCCCTCTGAGAACATTTGCACCAAGACATTTACATCTTGCAAAGTTTACCATAGAACTATAATCTTGTGAGATCTGTATACTTGCTCCACACTGAACTAAATCAAAACAAAGTTGTACAAAACTTTTTAGAAATTGATAAGAAACTCCTCTACCTGGTAGACAAAATACAATGGCTTTTCCTTTTACCATTGCTTTTGCATTTTCAAAATCCCATTCAGGTTCCTTTTTCTTCTTCATCGGTGATTTTGCCTTCACCGTAAATCCTTTAGCCATAATCGAATTCGCTATGTTTTTTAATACTTAAGTAATCATATTATACTATATTATATATTGACTGTCAATAAGAACTTTCTTCTAAAGTTGTAATGTAATCTTTAGGGGTTTCCGTAATCTCTTCGTAGGTTATCTCGTCCTTCCAGTATGATGTATATAACTTATTCCATATTATATTAAACTCTTCTTCATTTAAATTTTTAAACAAACACTTATTATCTTCCAAATAGATGTGATATGTTTTTTTACTCATCTGCCTCGGTAATTATGATGTCCCCATTATCTATGTTCCATTTTAATACAAGGTCTTCGTACCAATCATATTCATTAATAATTTCTTCGGGTATTGTTATATGATATTTATCTGTGACTGGATCGATCTCTACAGTGGAAAAAATTTCATCAAAATTTTTTTTCATATTCTTGGAACCCTGTGTATGTTTTTATATAGCGAAAAAAAATCTTGTGTAGAGGGGAATTTATAGCTCGCTTGGGTAACACTTTGTAGGTTAGGGTAGTTACGCAATTTTAATATAAGGGGGGCATAACACCCCCCACTGTCTGATTCACGAACGACTGACCCTATGCATATTTGCTGCAAGGGTGAGGATTGGTAGGAGTGCAACCGAATGAAGCAAAAAATGCATCCATCATTCCTCTGTTAACTTCGGGGTCATCAAAGTCAACTCCAGCAATGTGGTCTACTCCCCACTCTGCAACTTCTTCAATAAAAGTTGCGAAGTCTTCGCATACATAGGCAACGTTTTCAAAGTTGTCTACTTTTTGAATTCTTTCGATTAGTCTCTGTGTTTTTGTCATGTGGTGGCGAATGATTGTTTATACATCTATTATATACCCTCACGCATAAAAACGTGAGTTTTCTGTCGTATTAATTTACAAACTCACTAAACGTCTTTTAATGCTTCTTTCAACCTGCCGAAGTGTGTTTACGTCGGAAGGTGATGCAGACGTATGGATCCTTAGCCCTGACTCATGGATCCAGGTAAGATGCTTTCTCTTTCTATAAAGTGTGAATTGATAACGCTTCATAATCTTTTTCAGTTCGGAGTTATACTTGTTATAGTTCATGATGCACGAAGAGGTAAGGGAACGAATCTGGTATTATGAAAGTTTGCATATGAAAAGGCACGACGATTGACCAACTTGAAATATCCAAACCGTGTTAACATCACGTATCCTTCACCTTGTATCGGTTCGGGGTCACCCATCACGCAAGTTGAAAAATCTGCATTATCTCTACACTCATTTAATGCAATATGCTTTATCTCTCTCACAGTATCCCACAACTCAATTAAGTTCGCATCACATAAACCCGCATCCTCAAAGTGAGTCGGTACAATGTCCTCACCCTCACGAATAAGATGGTTTAAATTGGTTTTAATTTTCTTTGCCGTGCTTTCATTTACAAAATCAACACGAGTGCTCAAACACCACGCATATTCAATCAAGTCAGCACAGACATGAAATGCATCCGTGTTATTAGCAATATAGGCATCAGGTTGAATAAATTTAACTCTACTATTCTCTAACTTATCCAGTAGAGGCATAGCAATGGCATCAGATAAATCACTCACGGCAAAATATTTTGTGTGTGGTGCTATGATGATTTTCTCAGTGACGACCTCAGAAAACTTATAGGTTAGAGTATTTGGTCTGTAATTCTTAGCACCACCAAACCCAATAAAATCACCTTGGTAGATGTTTTTAGTGATTGGAAGATATGCCATACACGACATTAAAATGTTAAGCAGTGTAGGTTTATGAGAATAGTGCTTCTCAATATCCTCTGGAGTTTCACAGATTAAGATTTTCTTCTTATTGAAGACTGATTTTGTGCCAACAAACTGGCGACCAGTTGCAGGGTTACGACCCCAAATAATAGCGGGAGATCCATCAATTTTTAACGAAAGAATAAGAGGTAATAAAAAAGCATCTAATACAGATAGATCACCTGTAAGGATGCTGTCTTCTGGATGTTCAATGTGTAAGTTTTTAGTCATAAAAACGAAAGTAAAAAAATGAAAAGGGGTTGTGTCCCATGATTTAATAATAACAATAAACAACCCCTGTTAGGGGGTTGAGTGTGCCAGTTTGTTGACTGGCTTTAAACCAGTGAGTCGAGTCTGGATTGTGGTATTTCTTTAAATTCTGGTAGGTCATCATGCCCATCTCTAAACCACTTGTTGATGTGACGTGATGTTGTAACTGACCAGTATTTTTCAGTTTTGACAAATCCTTCACCAAAGATGTATGCTGCAACGGGTGTGCGGTATGAAAACAAAATTCTTGCGTCTTTTGTTTCTACTTCGGTCATGTTTGATGCGATTGGTGTAAGTTGCATTAATGCTCCTTTTGTTTGTATACATCTATTATGGCATTAAAAAACCCCCGTTAGGGGGTTGAGTAGACACTTTGCAAACTGGCCTCAATCTGCATTTAATGGGGATCTTCCACGCCATACTGTAAACGGGCGTTGAAGTTTCTCATGTTCTTGAGCAAACTCCTGTAAGAAGTAATCAACTGTAAATTCATTCTCTGAACAGAATTTTTCGATTTCAGAGTAGATTGAAGGATCGTAATTTCTCATGTGAAAATCAATAGGGTTGACGGTTGGAGCTGGTTTCATTTTAGTAATCAATCTTTGAGTTGAAGTAGTCCTCAACATCAAATTTAGTTTCTTCTTTGGTTTCTGAGAACGCTTCTTCCATCAGTATGGAAAGAGCCTCTTCTTCAAAACGTGGATCCATGGTGATAAAAATTCCTTTAACTCTTTAATAATAACAAAAAAATATCCCCCGTGGGGGATAAGTGGCCAGCTTGCTCACTGGCACATATCATAAAATCTGTTGTTGGCGATTTCGATTTGTTTCTCTTCTTCCATATATGGAAATGCTTCTTTCACGTCTTCAAAGATTTCTAAAAGCATGTCTTCGTGGTGTAGTGTACTCATTATGATAACTCCTGTATAAGTTCGTTCATTTCTCCAACATGTGCTTCGCCATAGTCTGCCCCGTCTGGAGTTGCATGAAAACCGCACATAACTTGCATTTCAAATAAAAATTCCATGTAGTCTTCACATGCTTTCGCAAGATTGTAAATTGTCTCTTCATTTTGGATCCACAAGGCACAGTTCCAAGTTGTCCAGTCTGCCCATCCGTTGTAAGTTTGATCTGTCATGTAGGAAAATTGTTTGTTTATACTACTATTATAAAACCCCACTCTTACGAAATGGGGTTATATTGTGCCACTAATTTAATTGGCACACTAATATGCGGATCTAAAAATTTCGTACATTACGTCCGTGGTCTCTGTTAGAATATCAGATGATCCGAACTGCTCTTGCAAAAATTCCTCATCGTGATCCTGATACTCAGATAATGCACTGTCGATTACATTCCACTGGTCATCTGTGAAGAAATCACGCACTAAATTAATATCCTTGTGAGAATAATCTTTGCCGTTGATTGTTAAGAATGGATCCTTCATAAAAAATTGGTTCTTTATGTACTCTTTAATAATACCAATAAAAAACCCCATATGGGGGTTGAGTGTGCCAGTAATTAAACTGTCCTATAGATATCCTGCAACTTCCATTCCTGGTTCATCATAGAACCAACTTATAGCAACATCTGGAAAATGATCTTTAATTTTACGAAATATTCCTTCGGGTGGACTCCATGCAGTATTAAAAGT